CACCAAGACCGGCTTCCAGCTGCAGAACGCGCTGAAGATCCGGCCGACGGAGCTCAAGGCCACCTTCGATGCGCTGGCCTTCGCCGGCAAGCAGGGCGCCTTCGAGCTGAAGGACATGGCGCAGTTCATGCCGACGATTGCGGCGGCGGCTGGCACGCTTGGGATCAAGGGTCAGCAGGGAGCTGTCAGCCTGGCGGCAATGATGCAGATGGTGCGCAAGGACGCGCCCGATGCAGGCCAGGCAGCGACGCGCCTGACCGACGCGATGCTGAAGATGACCGCGCCAGACGCGGTGAAGAACTTCAAGAAGTTCGGCGTCAACATTGAGCAGGTGCTGAAGGACGCCCGGAAGAAGGGTGTCAACCCGATGGAAGCTGCGCTTGATGAGCTGCAGCGCGTCACCGGCGGTGACACCTTCAAGCTCTCGCGGATCTTCGGCGACAAGGAGGCCAAGCTGGCCCTGATGTCGCTGATGAAGTACCGCAAGGAGTACGACAAGCTCAAGGCGGACGCCGGCGGCGCTGCCGCTGCAGGCACTGTCGACCGCGACTACCAGCGCAGCTTGGCGACGTTCCAGGGCACGCTGGCCAGCTTCCAGAACAGCACCCAGCGGCTCGGCATCACGCTCGGCAATGCGCTCCTGCCGGCGCTCACCAGCCTGGCCACCGCCATCACGCCGTTGGTGGAGGGCTTCGCCAACTTCGCAGCAGCCAACCCTGCTATCGCCACCGGCATCGTCGCGATCTCTGCCGCCTTCGCCGGCCTGGTCGTTGCGCTGCCGTTCATCTCCAGCGCCATCAGCATCTTCGGCACGCTCAGCACCGCCATCACCGCAGCCGGCGGCGCTGGCGCGGTGTTCGCTGGCGTCATGGCCGCCATCACCGGCCCGGTTGGTCTCACGGTGCTGGCGATCATCGGGATCGGCCTGGCCTTCAAGGCTGCCTACGACAAGGTCGAGTGGTTCCGCAATGCGGTGAACGGCTGGGCCAGCGGTGTGATGCAGGTGTTCTCCGGCATCGGCCAGTTCATCACCAACACCTGGGGCCTGATCGTCGGGATCTTCACCGGCGACACCGCGAAGATCACGCAGTCCTTCAACGGAATGGGCAACGCACTGCAGACGATCTGGGGCGGCATCGTGCGCGGCGCTCAGGCTGTGTGGGGTGGCGTAATCGCAGGTGCGAGCGCAGCGGTGCGCGGCATCGTCGCGTGGTTCCAGAACCTGCCGACGATGATCGGCAACATTTTTAGAGGCCTGGTGACCGTAGCCAATTTAGTGCTCACTAAAATGGCGAGCTTCTTTAAGGCGTTTGGACCCAAGATCCTGTCCTACATGTTCCCACTGCCGGCAATGATTATCCGGCTGTTCACCAACGGCGGCATCGGCCAGCGGATCATCACGTCGATCATCAACGGGCTCAAGTCGAAGTTCGCTGCGCTGGTTGGGTGGATTCGCGGCGCATGGCAGAAGATCAGCGGCATGTTCGGCGGTGGCAACAACGGCGCCCCGGCTGCAGCACCCAACCCGCCCGGCCGCGCTACCGGCGGCCCCGTGCGCGCAGGTCACCCCTACATCGTCGGCGAGCGGCGCCGTGAGCTATTCGTGCCTGGCATGGATGGCGCGATCATCCCTCGCGTCGCTCGGCCCGTCACCGGCGGCGGCGGCGGCGTCACGATCAACGCCCCAATTACGATCCATGCAGCGGGTGGCAACGCCATGGAGATCCGCGACCAGGTGCGCGCCGCCTTCGAGGATCTGATGGCGATGGCCTCGAGCGGCTACCGCGTCGCACTGAACGACTGACGCCATGGCACGCCCCCTCTTCCAGCTCGGCTCCTTCCAGTTCGATCTCGCCAACGGCGTGCCCCAGACCCTGGACCGCACCGCCGACTATCGATGGGATGTGCAGGAGCGTCTGCTGCGTGATCCGGCCGCGCAGTTCCTCGGCCCCGGCAGCCAGGAGATCACGCTCGATGGCGTGCTCTACCCCGGCTTCAGCGGCCGCCAGACCACCATGGAGACCCTGCGCGAGCTGGCCGCCAAGGGCGAACCGCAGATGCTCACCGATGGCCTGGGCAAGGTCTACGGCAAGTGGGCGATCCGTCGCGTGCAGGAGGGCCTCAGCACCTTCGCGCCCGGCGGCGGCGCACGACAGATCAGCTTCGGCATCAGCCTGGTGCGCTACTCCGAGGACAACCCGGGCGAGGCCGCCAGCCCGCTCAGCATGAGCAACGCCAGCTACGCCACCAAGGGCGTCGAGGGCTTCCCTTCGCTGACCGGCCAGGACAGCGCCTTCAAGGCTGTGGACTGGGCGAAGAACCCGCAATACTCCGTGGCATCCACCCAAGCGCAGGCCGGCGGCCTGAACCTGGGCCAGCTGGCATCGATCAGCCAATCGATCGCCAATCAGGACTACGTGGGCGCAGCGCTCAACGCCTTCGGCATGAACAATCTGAGCAGCGGACAGCAAAGCGTCTGGACGCAGCTGGGGCTGAACGCTGCGCAGATGGCGCAGGAGTGGGCCCAGGGTCGCGGCGCGCCGACGATGGCGGTGGCGCTCGACGCCCTGCGGCCGGCTACCACCAGCATGCTCAACACGCTGGGCGGCTCACCGGAGAACGGCTCAGCGCTGGCCAGCATGATCCGCGATGCGGCGACGCTCGGCACGCTGCTGGACGTTGATCCGAAGATCACTGATGCAGTTCGCCAGGCGGTGCAGCAATGAGCCAGCTCTACGTCACCCGCCAGTTCGATGAGGTCGATCACATCTGCTGGCGGTACTACGGCCGGACGCAGCAGACCGTCGAGGCGGTGCTGCGCGCCAACCCGAACCTGGCGGATCTGATGCCGATCCTGCCGGAGGGCCTGCAGATCCTGCTGCCTGATCTGCCGACGCCAAGCACCAGCGAGACGATCAGGATCTGGGATCAGCTGCCCACGGCGGCCAGTGGCACCGGAGCGGCATGACGACACCAGCGTTCCGCATCGAGGCGAACGGCGGCGACATCACGCAGCTGATCGCTGATCGGCTGCTGAGCATGCGCCTGAACGAACAGGCGGAGCAGCAGAGCGACAGCCTGGAGATCACGCTGGACGATCGCGACAAGCGCATCCCGGTGCCGTCGAATGGAACATGGCTGCGCGTCTGGCTTGGCTACTCGAGCGGCGGCCGCAAGCCGGTCTACATGGGCGCCTTCGCGGTCGATGAGGTGGAGCTCAGCATGGGCCCGCGCAGCATGGTGATCAAGGCGACCGCCAGCAACACCGCGCCGACCCTGCAGAAGGAGCAGCGCACCAAGAGCTGGCACAACACCACCCTCGGCGCGGTGGTGCAGGAGATCGCCGGGCGGCACAATGTCGTGCCGGTGATCAAGGGCGCGCTGGCCAGCCAGCAGATCAAGCACGAGGACCAGACCAACGAGAGCGATCAGGCGTTCCTCACCCGCCTGGCGGAGAAGTTCAAGGCGACCATCAAGCCGGCCGACGGCCGGCTGGTGGTGGTGCCTCGTGGCGCGACCGACAACGCCGGCAGCGTCACGATCCGCCAGGAGGAGGTGACCAACTGGCGGGCGACGCTGAAGAACCGCGGCGCCTATGGCGGGGTGAAGGCCAAGTGGCTCGATCGCACCGTCAACAAGGAGAAGGTGGTCACCGCTGGCGAGAGCGGCGGCGCGCTGCCGGTGTTCGAGGAGAAGCAGCTCTATAAGACCCAGGCCGAGGCGCAGAAGGCGGCCGAGAGCCGGCTGCAGTCCCTGCGCGCGGGCGAGGTGCGGGTGAACATCACGCTGCCCGGCCGGCCGGATGTGAACGCTGAGGGCATGGTGACGCTGACCGGCTTTCGCGGCGAGGTGGACGGCACCTGGAACGTGAAGAACGTCACCCACGATCTGGGCAGCTCGGGCTATGTCACCACCGTCGAGTGCGGCACCCAGGGCGAGGAGAACAACGATTGGACGACCGGCCGCAATGGCGGCGGCAGCACGACGGGAACGATCGCACGCACCGGATCCAGCGGTGACAGCACAGGCCCGCACCTCGATGCGCGCTGGGCGGATGGCAGGCCGATCAGCGCCGCCGATGCTGATCGCTACCTGCGAATCAACGGCCGGGCCCCCAGCTCCTACGGCGTCACCAGCAGCTACGGCCCGCGCAACTTGTTCGGGCGATCGTTCCATTACGGCATTGACTTCGGCACGCCGAGCGGGTCATCTGTGACCCTGATCAACGGCGCGAGCTACGGCCGCAACCTCGGCTACACCGGCGCCGGCGGTTATGCCGTCGAGATCAACACCCCTCAAGGACCGATGCGACTGCTCCATCTACAGGCTGGCTCAGCCCGTTGAGCGTCGCCGAATAGACTTCCCCACGACAGGGCGTTCAGCATGGCAGGCGAACACGAGGTCTCCCATGGGGACATCCTCAGGGCGATCGGCACACTGGAGGGCAAGCTCGATGCGATGCGCAACGATCTCAGCCAGAAGCACACGGACATCTCAGAGGCATTCCGCCGGCTGAACGACGTCGAGAAGAAGGTCGCCCAGGGGGTGATCATCGCAGTGGCGGTGGGCGTGATCGCGCCGCTCCTTTGGCAGGCGATCGACCCGCAACTACACTTCGGCAATCCACCGGCTGAGCTCCGGCGATGATCACCGATCTCGTTCCATTCTTCGAGCACTGGAAGAACCTGCCTCATCAGCGCGCAGCAGCGCAGCAGCTGTGGGAGGCGATGCCGGCCAGCCTGAAGAAGGACGACGCGGCCTGGTACGAGACATGGAAGGCAGCCGGGAAGCAGCAGGAGCCCCGGGCGCTGAGCAACCCTCTCGCGGTCCGGTACTTCAGCCAGCGCGACAGCGCCACTGAGCACGCTCTGAGGATGTGCTTCAGCAGCAGCTGCGCGATGCTGCTGGAGGCCATGAAGCCCGGCACGCTGACCGGCCCCAACGGCGACGACGCCTACCTCGGCCGGGTGCTCAGGTACGGGGACACCACCGAGGCGACCAGCCAGATCAAGGCGCTGCAGTCCTACGGCATCGAGGCCAGCCTGGTGCGCAATGCCAGCTGGCGCACGATCGAGCAGCAGATTGACCAAGGGATCCCGGTGCCGATCGGCATCCTCCACAAGGGGCCAGTGAGCGCACCCACCGGCGGCGGCCACTGGATCTGCGCCATCGGCTACGACGCCGACGCGATTATCGTGCACGACCCGTTCGGCGACCTCGACCTGGTGAGCGGCGCCTACGTCAACAACTGGGGCGCACGGCTCCGGTACTCTCGCCGCAACCTCGGCCCGCGTTGGATGGTCG